GCGGCCGGTGCGGTTGGCCCCGTAAAACTGGATCAGTCCTCTGGCACGGTCATCCGAGCCGACTACCGTCTGCATGGCGGTGTATTTCTTGACGCTGCTCTTTGCAAGTTCCTGTCGAAGGGAGAGGGCAAGCTCCACCTCGCCGTCCGCCTTTTCGAGCATATCTGCCACGGCGGCTTTGGAGAGCGAATCTGCCTCCACACCTTTTTCGGCAAGCCATGCCTTGAGTTGCACCGGACTGTTGGGGTTATCCAAGCCGGTGACGGAGCGAGCCTGCTCCATGTGCGTCCGCTTGAAGCGTTCATCACAACGAATCGCCTGGGTGACGAGGGTGCGGTCGAGCATGATGCCCCGGTCATTGATCTGCTGGTCGAGGGTGTAGTTACGCCACTCCGACTCCGTGACCGGGAACTTGGAGAGCTTCTGCTGAATGGACATTTCCGTTTCCACATCCCGAAGGTTGTAGGCTTTGAAAAGTGACCATTTCTCCGGCGCATCTGTCGGATAATGTCGAATGGGCGAACCGTCTCTTGCTTTTGCCGGGGTGCAAAAATACCGAATGAGGTCTTTGCCTTCTTTGAGTTTCTGCTTTTCGAGGCCCAGCACGGCACCGACGCCTTCCAGCGAAAGCGGCAGTCCCAGGGTCGCCGCCCAGACCATCGTGCAGTGCCAGGAGGACGGGGCGAGATATTGTCCGGTTGGGTATCCAAGATAGCGGGACAGACACACACGCTCGAATTGTGCATTGAATGCCCATTTGGTCACGGCAGGGTCGGTCAGCGCAGAGCGGACATCGGCAGGAAGCGTTTCTCCGGCAGTCAGATCCACGACCTGCACCGGTGCACCGTCTGCGGAGTAGCCGAAGAGCAGCACCTCAAAGTCTGGGGCTTCGGCATAGCGGTACACGCCACACTTGGTGAGGTTCTCGGAGGAGAAGGTCTCGATATCGATGCTAAGTGTTTTCATACGCATTCCTTCCTACGGAATATGGGTGGCAGAGGTCAATTTCTGCCACCCACAGAGCCGTCTGGGGTTACTTGAATTCCTTCATGCGCTTCTCGTGGTATTCCAGGTCACGGGAAGCCTGTTCCTTCTCACGCTTTTCACGCTTGTGGTCATTGCTGATGCCCTGCACCAACCAAACGAAGAAGCCGATGCTGAGGCAGGCCCAGATGCCAAGGAGGGCGGTTACCAGGATGTTCTGAATCAGTTCCATTGTGTTGCACTCCTTTCTCAGGACAGGAAGTCGTCGTCCAGGTCGGTGGCGAAATCGTCAGCTGCAGAGGACTTGCCGCCGAGAGGCTCACCGTCACGAACCTTTTGGATGTTGCCAAGACCACAGGCGATGCCGCGGTTACCGTTGGAATTGAAGGCGTAGAAGTTGACGGACACTCTGGCGTAGCAGCCGGAATAAACCTCGGAGCGGTCAAGGATCGGCTGGACGCTGCGGTCCACGATCTGGGGCGCGGTGGTGCTGTTGGCGTTTACGAAGAAGCTGTTCTTGTAGGCTTCATCGTCACGCTCGGTATCGCCGTCACGGAGCGGGAGCTTCAGAGCCGCCTTGTTGGGGATCTTCCCGCCGAACTTGGCGACGCCCTCCTTGATGGCAGCGTCCACGGCGGCGTTGATGGCGTCGAGGGTCTGCTTGTCGGATTTCGGAATAATGAGGGATACGGAATACTTGGGGTTGCTGCCGTTAATAGAGGCAGGCTCCCACACGTTTGCGTAGGACAGGCGGACAACGCCGGTCACAACTTTTGTCGAATTCATCTTGTTAGCCATAATTACAGTTCTCCTTTATAGTCTGTAAAGTCTTGTTTTGCACCCGTGGTCGTAATAGCCGGGCGCCGGTCGGATGCGGGAACGAGCGTCGGCTTTCCTTTGGGCTTGACGACCAGACCGCCGAGCACCTCGGCAAAGGTCTTTTTGCCCATGAGCTTCTCCATCTCGGTGATGGGAATGAGGGACTTCTTGAAGATGTCGGTATACCCGGCCGCACGGGCAGCAGCGACAACGGCATCCTCGTCGGTGTACTTGCGATTGGTGCGGCTCTCCACCAGCTTGTAGCCGGGCCACTGTTTTCCGTGGTTGACCGCTGCTTCCTGGGCGTAGGCCATGAGTTCATTTGCCCATTTAGTGAGGTCCTCCAGCTTGCCGAGAATGTCGCCGATCTCAGCATCGGAAAGCAGAGGCGGCTGGGCAAACTCGTATTTGGCAAGTTGGAGCTTGGCATCGGCTCTGGCACGGCACTTGACCGCCGCCTTGCAGAATTGGCACCAGCTTCCGGGGCAGTATTCACCTTCGCCTTTGAAGGCAAGCTCTGCTTTGGGTTTCAGCGTCTTTTCCGCCCAATCCCGAAGCCCGGCAACGGAAATGACCCATGTGCTGACATTCTCCCGGCGGGGCTGGTAGATGGTCATGGAAACCGTCTCGATGTCGTAGAGACAATCGAAGATACGGAGTGCGCCGAGCGCATACAGCATCATCTGCGGATTTTCCTCGGCATTCACCAACACGCCCTGGCCGTACTTCAGATCGATAATGTGGAGGAGCTTGTCCGCCACGATAAGGCAGTCGCCGGTGCCGAAGCCATCCGGCACATAGCAGGAGAAGTCCAGCCGCTGCTCAATGAGCACCTTGGGGTCCGGGCAGTCCTGCCGGGCTTCCTCGATGGCTTCCAGAACGAATTCCAGGTAGCCGTCCGTGTACATCTCCATTTCGTCGGAGTCGTACTTGCTGACCGGGCGGGTGGAGCGCATCTTCAGAGCCTTGCGGAGCTTGTGTTCCGCCAGCGCATGAGCGGCGGTGCCTTCGGCTGCGGCTTCCGTTTCTCTGTCCTCGAACTCCAATTCCAACCTTGCGGATGGATTGCAGTGGAGCCAGCGGTGGGAGGAAGAGGCCGAGAGGACTGCGTGACGATTAGGGGGCATCTTTCAGCACCTCCACATCCTTGAGCAGTGCCTCGTAGTGCTTGGGGTCGATGCCGGAGAGCTTCGGAGCACCGTACTTTTTGAGAAGTGCCTGGATCTCGGCCGTGAATCCGGCTCGGCTCTTTTCACCGAGGACTGCTCGGACTTCTTCCAGCGTCAGTTCCTTCTTGGGAGCGGGTGCAGGCGTCTTCGCCTCTGCATCGACAGTCGGCTCATTCTGCAGCATGGCATCTGCCACAGCCTGAACGCTGTCCGCCAGGGAGCGAAGATCCTCGACCACATCGAGCAGGAGCTTGACCTTACTCATGTACACCACCTCCCATCGGAACTTCGGTGATGGCAATGGACTCGACCGAGTTGCCGGGAACCACGACCATGACCTTCTGCTTGGGACCCAGAAGCAAGGTGAAGAGTTTCTCGCGGATGCTGACCGTTCTGCAAGCAACTACGCCGCCGTTTCTGGGCTTGTCTGAAACACGGATATTCAAGTTGTGTCTCATACGGGGTTACCGTCCTTTCCGGATGGCTTGTATTTTGTTGCCTTCCGGTGTACCCAGAAAAATCGGGGATTTGTCAGGGTGTCTGGCGGAAAATTTTCAAAAACTTTTTTCTGCCTGCCTCGATGGACTCGGAAACAGACTGAAAGCTGGCCTCTTCGATGGCAGCGATTTCCCGCAGGGTCTTGCCGTTTGCGTACAGTCGAAGCCGGCGCTGCTGGGTGGCAGTCAAATGCGAGAAGGCTTCTCGGATACGAGCGGTCTGTTCTGCCGAATCATCCTCTACGGCATATTCGTCGCAAGCACCGTACTCCTCGCCCTCGTAGTCGATGGCATCGTAGGAGTAGCAATGGTAGCGATGACGCTCGTCCTGCGCGTGCTCCGCCTTACGGCTGTCGATGATGACGGCACCGATTTCGTCAGAAACCTCGACCTCCGTCACTGTTCCGTCCAAGAATGCGTATTTGATTTTCATAAAAAAGTCCTCCGTTTTGATTTCTCGAAACGGAGGACTTTGGGCGCTGCCGCAAAATGGGTGTGAAAAACCAACCGCAGTCCAAACGGAAACCTCCGTTTCGGTCTGCAGCAAACCCGCTCAAAAGGCAGCTACATTATTTACTTGTTCCGCCGGATGCCGTTGAGCCATCAGTGATCGGATGATGCGGTATCCGGCGATAAGCAGTTTTTTGTCTTGCTTAGGACGATTTGCTTAGCCGAGGTCGGCTTCAATTGCGTACAGTTCGCTAAAGACTGCAGGCAGGTTGCTCTGATTCAAATCTTCAACGCTATGTGCTCCGTAGCGCTCAAACACGGAATTTACGACTGATGAACCAAGCTGTGCTTCAACAGCAGTGGCACTGTTTTCAATGTTGATGATCCAGTTTTTTCGTTCGTAGTCTGTCATTGATTCTCCTTTCCGTCCTTATAGCGCTATTCGGACTATGCTGTTTTCACTTAGATAAACCGGTTTTTCACTTTCACAAATTTTTTTATGCGTTCGCAGAAATCAAATGAGTAAAAGTGTAGAAATCTCGACTTGAGTGTGATATAATAAAAAAGTACAGTCTTTGCATCGAGGATTTCCTTCAGTCCGGTTTACTGGCTTTATTGTAGCAAACTAGCTTACTTGAAAAGCGGACTGGACGGACAGTCACGGACACGCTCGGACAGAGAAGAAATTTTAGGACTAGGAGGTAAATGAGGCATGACATTTTCCGAGTATGCTTTAGGCCTTTCCCCGTTTATTTCGTTTGGAAAATCGGAGCACGACTACTTCACAGAGCTTGTCGGGAATTTTGTAAAAGATGCCGCAATGGACTCCTGCCAAATGTTAAAGCGACAGCCTGATACAAAATATCGCTACATAAAGGGGAGTCGCCCTATACAGCAAAAAGATGCGCAGTACCTTTATGACTACCGTGATCTGGATAAGTTTTCAAAATGGATATGGGATCGGATGGATGACTCTGACTCCTATGACAATGTTGTGGATTGGCTGGCCAAGCATGATATTGCAGATGATGACCCTTCAACTGCCTGTGCCAAGCTGTTAGAGAACATCCTGCTGGATATCATCAATGGTTCTTCCATGCCACAGATCGCAAAAGAATCAGAAATAGATTTAGAGCTGATTGATGAAATACAGCAAAAAATAAAGTCGCTACCCAGACCGGCTAATGTGCCAGTTCCTGCAGTAGCGACTGAAGATGAGCAAAAGTATATTAGCGAACTATATTTGGCATATGGAGATGCCGAAGACATGGACTCTTTTTCAGGGAAGGACCTATCTAGTTTTCCGGATTATGCCGAGGACCTTGATGATCGCCGTGTTGACTTTTATGCTGCTGAAACTATACGACGCGGTGTGATGGAATTGGGTAGTGGCGGCCTGGCTAATCAATTTGATGTGTTGAAGGACGAAACATTCGTCGGAGTAAAGGATACTGCGAAACGAACCCATCCGAACGGCTTTGAACATATGCTGGCTGTAATGGAGCAAGCAGTCGTGACTCCGGTAACAAATTACTTACTAAGCACATCTCCATACTGGATAAGCGGAAAAATTAAAAAGGGTGTATGTCATCACCTCGTAAATGATGACAAACTGACATGGGTAAGGAGGAGAAAGAAGCAATGAATATTTCAACCCTTGGCTCTACATTTGAAATCTCTCTTCGTATCCTTCTGATGTTAAACGAATTGCAAGGCTCCTCCTTTGATGAGCAACAAATTGGAGCCGTTGATTTTATTTCTGTCTATGCAGCTGATTTTGGTTTGTTAGATGAAAATCTTCACGGATACAGCAATTACAGATTCAGCGAATACCCAGCCAGAAAGTACATAGTATCTTCAGCGCTGAAAGGCCTTCTGCTGGATGGGAATATCCGGCTTCACTCCACTTCAACAGGTTACAGATTTTCTATTACAGAGGCTGGGAAGAATATCTGCAGAAAGCTGACCAGCGATTACGCCGAAGAATACAGAATCGCGATTCAGTCTGTGATAAGCAGATATGACCGTGCAAACGTCGAACTGATGCTTCAAGAAATTAATAGAGTTACAGTACAATCGTTAAAGGAGATCGGGCATGAATAGATTTTATATTGAAAAACTCGTCGTGTCCGGTGGAGGACACAAAACAACCGTCATTGACTTTAAACCGGGCTTGAATTTCATTCTAGGACCTTCCAACACAGGAAAGAGCCTTATTATGGATTGCATAGATTATGTGTTCGGTTTTACCCCAAGAAAAAATCGACCTTCTAAAATCGTAGATAATAACTACGGATATGAGTGTATCGCTCTCCATTTGATAACAGGTAAAGGAACGGTTATTCTGGAACGCAAAATCGGGGATTCGAAAATTACTGTTAGCGGCACAGCCCCGGATGTCGATCACGGCTCCTACAGTGTAAGCCACAATGCGAAAAAGAATATTAATGCCGTCTATCTCCATCTGCTTGGCATTGACGAGCAGCATCTCGTGCGTTCAGCAGAGAAAGGATCTAAAACTCAGGAACTAACGTGGAGAAGTATGCTTCACTTGTTCTTTATCCGCCAGGGCGATGTTGCTAGGGAAAGTTCCTCTTTGTTGTCTCCTGGAAGCATAGGTTCTACAGCATCGGCGGCTGTTTTGCTGTATCTATTGACCGGCCAGGATGCCAATAATCTTGAAGCTACTGAGGATCCCAAAATAAGTGAGGCAAAGAAAAAAGCTCTCGTCAGCTATATTCAAGAGAGGATAAACAGCCTATGCGCTAGACGGGAAAAGCTCGAGGATATGCTTTCCTCCGCAAACGTTACAGATCCCCGCACAAGCGTTAGCCGTGTACGAAGAGAAATCGCTGAAATACAAGCGAAATTGGATGCAGCTACCCAAGAGAGCCAACAAATCATGTCACAAATATACGAGTGGAATGGAAAACTCTCTGAATCCAGAACCGTAGGGCACAATTTTGCCGTGTTACGTCAGCAGTATCAATCTGATATCCGACGAATCGGCTTCATTGTCGAGGGGGCGGCACATACCTCTTCCGTACCAAGAAAAATCAGGTGCCCTATTTGCGGCGAAGAAACAGAGCGTGTGCAAGACACGTCTTTTATTGATGCATCTGCAGCTGAACTCGAAAAAATCAAGCGACATTTATCTGAACTAGGCGATGCTCAACGCAGTGTAGCGCATCAACAAGAAACTATTATGACAACAATTCATGCGTTGGAAGAAAAACGAGATGCGATAGATGTGCTTATTTCCAATCAGCTGCAGCCGCGGTTAGCAGCATTTGAGAAAGAACTTGAACAGCAACTCAAACTGATACAAATCTCAAGCGAATTGGAAGTTATTCGCCAGGATGAAATACAATATAGAGGCGATTTATTCAGTAAAGAAACCGAAGAAATCTCCGATTCGCAAAAACATAGCATTTTCGAAGATTACGGGTATGATATTATTCATGGTTTTGAAGAAAAGTTGCGAGATATTTTAACTGCATCGAAAGTTGGCGGTGCGGCAACCGCCAGACTTAACATGGAAAATTTCGATATTGAAATCGGTGGCTTCAAAAAGTCTGTTTCAATGGGTGGCGGTTTCTGCGGGATATTGAATACGATTACCACGCTTGCGATGAGTGCATATCTTATCGATCTCGACCGTCCGGCTCCTGGCTTCTACGCTGTAGATTCATCGTTGACGCAGTTATCCGAAGCGGAGCATAAGGCACAAAGCGAAACTATTAAGCAGAATTTTGTGGAATATCTTATCGCTCATGCCCGTGAGCGACAGGTCATCATTGTTGAGCAGTCAAAGCGTATGCCTTTTGTTCCTAGTGAAAGTGAGAAAGACGGTGTTCATGTTATTCGGTTTTCCAGGAACAGGCAAGAAGGCCGATATGGCTTTTTGAATGAAGTTTACAATCCAGAGGATCGTTAATCCTCGATTGTCCACACGCAAAAGCAGGAGGCAAAATATGCGTATAAGTTACAATAAGTTATGGAAAATGCTGATAGACAAGAACATGAACAAACACGATCTTGCCGAAAAAAGCGGTGTAAGTTCCGCTTCTATTGCCAAGCTAAGCAAAGGGGCAAATATCACCACAGATGTACTTCTGAAAATCTGCGTGGCTATGAACTGCACCTTGGAGGACATTATGGAGACGGTAAAGGAGTAACGAGGAGGTGGTTTCGTGCCGAACGTGGTTACACTCGATATGAATACCCCGTCGGTTCAGTATCTGTGTAAGAAGGATAAGAGGCTGGCAAGGGTCATCAAGATGGTGGGACCAATCCAATACACCAGCCATGATGAAAATGCCTACTCCTTTTTGACTCACGAGATTATTGAGCAGATGCTTTCTGTTAAAGCTGGGCAAAAGATATATAACCGGCTTGAAAAACTCTGTGGAGAAGAGATATCACCAGATCGAATCTGTGCACTTACAGATGAACAAATCAGAGGCACAGGAATGTCCAACGCAAAGGTTGAATACATCCGGAATATTACAAACGCTATTACAAATGGGACGCTTGACTTAGAGGCGCTGAAGCGTTTGTCGGACGAAGAAATCATTGCAATCTTGACAAAAATCCGAGGAATTGGTAATTGGACGGCAAAAATGTATCTGATTTTTGTTCTTGATCGCCAAGATGTTCTGCCCATTGAGGATGGAGCGTTTCTACAAGTATTTCGATGGATGTATAAGACACAGAACTGCAACGAGAGAATCGTAACAGCCAAGTGCAAAAAATGGAAACCTTTTTCTTCTGTCGCATCACGATTTTGCTACAGAGCGTTGGATGCGGGAATGACAAAAGAAAAGTTCCATCTGTTCAAATGAAAGGAGCAAGATAAAATGAGTGCAACAAACGAGAGAAATGAGCAGGTACGCGAAATTCTTGATTATCTTTATAATAAAGCCGTAGATGATAGCGTCAAAATTGATGAATCAGCATATAAGGGTTCTTTGGAAAAACTATTTTCTACCACGGCGTGGGGCTTTAGAGAGATTCTTCTGGTGGTCATTATCGGGATGCGACTCGACCACAACTTCAAAGCATCTACCGGTCTATACGACTGCAATCCGAGGGCAATTTATGAAGGACCCATTAAGGAATTTCTTATTGAAAAGGAAATCCCTCATCGGAAATCTGGCCCGTTAAATGTCGCAAAAGCTACCGTAGGATTGGATATGACTTGGGCTGCTCAACGCAGACCGTCTGATGTAGCAGAGGAAGTTGTCAACCTCGTCAATTATATGGAGGCAACCAGTTCGGATGCTGAAACTCGTATCAACGACGTCGGAATATCACTTCTCCGCAGACTCATTGCCTATTCCAATAGTGTAGAAGCCTTAGCTGTTTCCATTGAGCCAACTTCCGATCCCGAGTTTCTTTATTCTCTTTGCTACGAGTTGATTACAAAAACTCCAGATGCCGGAAATACGCCGCAGAAGATTGCGGCATATTTGCTCAAGAATTATCATACATATCTGCATACGGGTGTAGTTGTGACGGGCGAGGACGATCGAGCATCTGTAACAAGCACAACGAGTAAAAAGCCTGGCGACATTAACGAAGAAATACCCGAAGGAGTAATCCGTAAAGTATACGAAATCACAGTGAAACATTTTGACTTAGCGCGAATTCGGGACTCCTACGACTGCGTTTCCATCTACAATGATGCTAATGATGCTGATATCCACGAAATAATTGTTATTTGCCGTAGGGAGGATTGCCCGCCGGACATTAAGTTAAGTGGGCTTCATGGTTACCTTGGCAGCTACGCATATCAAGATATAATGTACTATTATTGGGATATTTTTGAGTGGATAGCAAACACATTGCAGCGAATGACAAATGAGGGCAGAATCGGTTTTTATTTCAATTTGAATTCATATATTGATGATATTAACACTTCCGAAAGCGTCAAAAAGCTGTGGAAAGATCTACACGAAAGCAAATAAATAAAACAAAAACGCCGTCAGTCCTTCATGAGGACTGGCGGCGTTTTTCGTAGTAGAAAATGTATTGTTGGATAATGCCTGCATTTTTCCCAAACAAATTGAATGGCGATTTTCCTCCACAGTCATTTTCAATGGCTCTTGAAATCCAGATGTCTATAGGGACGCAGGAGGTTCTTCCATAGGCGAATAAAGCAACACAGTTGGCAACTTTTTTGCCTACGCCGTGTACTTTTTGCAATGTTTCTAGAAGCTGCTCATCGTTGCAATCAAGCAATGCCTCCAAATCAAGGCTCCCTGTCAGCACTTGTTGAATCGCATCGAGAATGTATGGTGTTCGATATCCTAAACCACATTCTGCTAATTTCTCATCCGTCGCACAAGACATTTCCAGCGGTGAAGGGAACGAATAAAGGGTTTCATATCCTGTTTTAATACAATGTCCGAATTTTGAGGCAAGCATCTCTATAGATTTTGAAATTGCTGGGATATTTTTCCTCTGCGATATTATAAAAGTTATGAGCATCTCCCACGGATCTTGACGCAAAATACGAAGTCCACGACCATAAAGCATTGCCTCGTGTATAAATTGATGCTTGTCGCATTCCATTTCAAAAATGTCATTATAGCTTCTATTAAGATCGAAGTAAAAGCTCCAAGTATTTCTCCATGCATCGAGGCTGCAGGAAACAGAAAACCTATGATTTCCAATCTCCCTTATGTATAAAACTTCATCACCAAATATAAACCGATAGCCATCATCTTGCATTCTTTTGACGCGAAAGCACTGACCACTTAAAGCTATTTTTTCTAAATCAAAGTCATCTAGAATTTCTATCAGCATATCTCATTCCAATCATTCCAAGGCTGTTTCTTTCCGTATGTATTTTACAACTGCTTTGGCTACTGCCTCTGCCATTTTACACGGAACAGCATTGCCAATTTGCGTATATACCATTCCTTTATTTCCACAAAAAACATAGTTATCAGGAAATGATTGGATTCGTGCTGCTTCCTTAATTGTAATTCGTCTTAGGCGTTTTGGCGCTTCTTTGAACTCTGGCACGATAGTGCCATCCATCAATCCTTTATGGTAGTCGACAACCCAATCGCTTGGTGCATCCCCATAAAGATAGTCTTCATCCACAAAAGGAGTTTTGTTTCCGCCCATGGAGGCGGGGAGAGTATTGGCATACCCATCAACATTTATCGGTCTACCTTGTCCATTAAAATACATTCCGGCATATGGAGACTTTCTCATAATTGGATGTGTGGCAAATGTAATCTTTGCTGTACAAGTATCTGGATTTGTAACTGTGCCGGCTCGTCCTAGAGGCTGTAATAATGTTCGCACAATTGGTGCCTTGTTTTTCTGCTGCAAAAGCAAGTCATTCATACAATGCTCAAAAAACGGATCGCTATTGTTCCTGACCCCAATAAAAAACACTCTTTCACGCTTTTGCGAAACTCCGTATTCTGTTGCATTTAAAACAAATGGCACGCAGTTATAACCTAGAGCGTATGCGCGTTCTAGATATCTTTTGCGTACAGGTTCCCACTTTTCTAACATACCCAGAGCTTTGACATTCTCCATTACAAATGCCCTTGGACGAACCTTTTCAACCACATCGAGAAATGTAAAAATCAGTTTACTACGATTATCATCAGGATCCATTTTACCTGCCACAGAAAATCCTTGGCATGGTGGCCCCCCGAAAACAAAATCAACCCCTTGAAATTGATCAAGCGAATCAAGAATATTATTTACATCATCGTTTACCATGACCCCAGCAGTATGGTTGGCACGATAGGTTGCGGCTGCTTCACTCATGAGTTCATTTGCAAAGACTACTTCAATCCCCGCTCTCTCAAATCCAATATCCATTCCACCTGCTCCAGTAAACAGGGAAACTGCAGTCAGTTTATTCATCATTCTCTGTTGCCCCTTTACTGTTATCGTTGTGGATGCGAAAAACCAATGAATTATCTCTTGAGTCAAGATATATGTCAAACTTGGTTTTCCCTTTTTCTACACCCATATTTGACAAGATTGCCTTCGGCATTCTTACTCGCATATCCTGTTGCAGAATATAAGTGTCAAGGTAAATGCATGAATCTATCATGACGGCACTCCTCTTAGCTCGATTTCAGTCTAATTATAAACTGTTTTTAGTCTGAAGTCAACCGGTTCAGGCTGAAAACTTGAACCTCAGATAGAATTAAAATAGAGGCAACCCTTTTGAAATTTGCACTTTTACTAAAGATTGTCTTAATGATCTGGACGTTTAACGAATACCCCCAGTAGTTCAACGATTATTCGGCTGTTTAACGATTACAGCAGAGCAGAAAACCGCAATCCCTATAAAACGCAGAAAACCCCGCCGCAGAATTGCTCTGCAGCGGGGTTCGTTTATGCTCAAAAACGGCAAAAGTCTTGATTTCAAGCGGTTTTCGGGCATAGAAAAGTCCACCGTAATTCTATCAAAATTACGGTGGACTTATGGCGGAGGACAAGGGATTTGAACCCTCGCGCCGCGTTAGCGACCTACTCCCTTAGCAGGGGAGCCTCTTCACCACTTGAGTAATCCTCCGTGTGAAGTTTAAATTCACTATAAAATAAAATGGCGGAGAGGAAGGGATTCGAACCCTTGGTCCCTCGCGGGATCACTAGTTTTCAAGACTAGCTCCTTAAACCACTCGGACACCTCTCCGTATGCTCATCTTGCCTTTCAGCATTTCAGCAAGATTTATTCTAACACAAGTTTCTCCATTTGTCAACACTTATTTTTAATTTTTTTAAATATTCAGTAAAATAAGAAAATTTCCCAATTTCTTGACAAATCGCAAGCCATCATATACAATAGTTATGTTATGTGCCAATAGCTCAGTTGGATAGAGCGTTCGCCTCCTAAGCGAAAGGTCGGGGGTTCGAATCCCTTTTGGCACGCCAAAGAAAAACCGCATTAGAAAGCCATCTTCAGGCTTTTTGTGCGGTTATTTTTTATGCTTTATGCCTTTAAATACATCAAAATACAAGCAAAAACAGAGAAAATGCATTGCAAATGCATTGCAGAAAATAACTTTTAAATTTTAGCATTATCTGAGATTTTATGTTTTTGAAATCTTACATACAGTCAGTAATTGTTATAATTAAATTACTTTTTTAAAATAGCAAAAACCTCTTGCCTTGATATATGCCAAAAATCTTAGGCACACATCAAAGCAAGAGGTTATATATGATTATGAATGTCTTAAATAATGAAATAAAAATTACTTCATTACAAATGTTTGTAATAACACACATATTATAAAAGTAATAACTAATATTAAGTTATACCAAAATACATATGGATACTTATGTATCAATATTTTTAATGTCATTTTGCAATCATCACAATTCTGACAATCTTTATACTTACAGTTAACCGCCAAACTTCGCTGGGATATTCTTGATACAGCGAACATTAAAAGGAATATACTATCAAATAAAATTATGCCAATTATCGATAAGAAAGCAATTTCTTTAAAGAAAGGAACATCTTTAAGATTAGAAAAACTTTGAGCCAACAATTGAAAATCTATGGAAAACCCCACCACTAAACCAGCAAAAATGCCAAGTATAGTTATAACTTCAGCATGAATATTATTGACTTTCTTGTCAATTTCGTCCATTTCATTACGTTTACTTACTACCACTTTATTTGTCTCATTCATTTCCTTGTGTATCTTATCACTTAAATATTTTATCTTATTCATACGTGATAATCTTAGGAGTTCCAAACTAATGTGATCTGACAATTTAGAAATCTTTTTTGTAACATTTGAAGACGAGTCAATACCAGCTGAATACTCTAAAACATTTTGTATGCTACCCTCGAGCATATCGCTTACATCGCATCCCAAAGATTCAAGGTATGTTGAAATCTCAAAATAAGAATGTCTATAATTTTCATCCGAATAGACTTCTGAGAAATTTTGATATATTTCTTCTTTGTACTCAGCACTTGAGTTTTCTTCAAAGGGCTTTTCTACTAATTTTTCAAATATATCTTCCAATTGCATGGTCATGCCTCTTCTTCGATTTTTAAAGGATCATTATTTGAAAAATATTCATTTATAATATCTAATTTTATAACTTCATTTTGATGGGTATTTTTCCACGGATCCTCTTTATGTGTCATTTCAACCAATTCAAAGGCAGACCTATTCTTACAATTACCTAACACTTTTAGCACAATGTCATTAATTGTATTTTCTCTCTTAAAAAATCCATCTTTTCTATCATAATCTTTTAAAATAATATCTTCACCACGGAATTGATTGTATTCAAAATACACCTCTTCAACTACCGGACCATACTGCCAATTATGGATTTCCGCATCAAATGCAGGTTCATGAGTTTTTTTAATAGCATAACCTTGAATATAATACAAAATTTTCTGTAACTTTAAATTAGAAATTCTAATATTGTTATTATTGCAATAAGAAATAATACCAATTGCTAATTCCTTTACATCCATTTTTTCTACCTCTAAATATTCAAAATTGCATACATCTAAATAATAGTACCGTTTATTATAGCATTTATTTACATCATTTTTCAATAATTTGATTAACATTTTTGTAATTTCATCACCTTATACACTTTTAATTTTTTGTTTTATCCAATTTCACTAATTATTTTATGCATCGCCAATAGAAAATACTCCCCATATAATATTATATCAAACATTTGTTCGATAGTCAAATATAACAAATTCCCCTCACCTATCTTCAATGACAGTGTGAGGGGAATATTTTTGCAATTATGTGTTTGTCAAGACATTAAAAATGTCCTTTAGGTTTTAATCAGCCAAGTGCTTTTTTAGCATTGGCAATTTTGTTGTCTTTGGCTCTGATGCCGTCATTGATAAGATGATAGATAGCATTGATGGTCTTCTCGCCAACGATACCGTCAACTGTGACCTTACCTGCTCTCTGTGCCTCTTTAACAGCCTTTAGCGTACCGTCACCGAAACCGTTCGAGTTATCGACCTTAGTCTTGATGATTTTCATGTTGTACAATGTAATCAACTGCTTCTTAAACGCGAGTACTGCTGTGTTGTGTGAACCGTATTTAATCATTTCCTCATTCTCCTTATTTGATGTTTTACCACCGAGCTGTGCAGTTACTTCGTCTGCAAGATTGCCGAGCCTGTTATAGAGCCAGTCACCCGGGCAAGATTTATTTGCAAACCACCTATGTACAGTCAAGACCATTTCGCCCGACTTCGGCGAATAATTTAAAGTCTTGTCCTCGTTACCAAACCAAAGCAGTTTAGTCTTGCCGTTACGCTTGCAGATATCAACGCAGAGTGCAACGAGTTTGTTATACACCTTGCCGTTCATGGTGTACGGAGCTACCGTGTCGCTTGCACATTCGATTGTGACTGCACGCTGGTCATTTGCGTTTGATGAACTGCACCAAGAACGATTACCTTCATCAACACAAAGCAACACTCTGCCGTCATAGCCGATTCCGTAGTTACAGCTTGCCTCACAAGCTGTGTTCTGAAAAATATTTCCGAGAGTTTCAACAGAGCACTGTCCGACTACGCAATGCGGAGTAATGCGGTCAATACTGTGTGTGCGTTTACCGCTGTGGTTTGGGCTTAATTTTGTGTAATTAACAAGTTTTGAATTACTCATAATTATTCCTCACTTTCGTTTTTATTTTATGCACTCCCCACTTTTACTACATTTTTTATAAATAATATGGTATAATTCTTAATAGAAGGGAGGTGAATCATATGGAGTTGATTTTAAAAGAAATTGAACGGGCATTAGACGCTAAACTATACTATTTAGCGTTGCAAGCTTCTCTAACATTGCCCGATATTTGTGGAGCACTGCAGTCAAATGACGGAGTAGCAAATAAACATAAATATATTGCTTGGTATGACACTTACGCAAAAGAACCGGGCTATCCATCTATTTCCGGCGAGGATTGTTACTATTTTCGTTGTTCATATGTGCATCAAGCACAAACCACACACGAAAATTCTACATATTCACGAATTATATTTTTAGCTCCAGCTTGTCAAGGCATAACTATGCATAACAATGTTATAGATGGTGCCTTAAATATTGATGTTAAGCGTTTTTGCAATAATATTCTTAATGCAGTACGCAAATGGCAGAAATCAATCAAAAATAATGAAAACTATAAAAGAAATTACAAAAATCTCATTAAACTTTACCCAGATGGACTTCCACCATATATAACCGGCACACCAGTAATTTCGTAACAATAATCTAAAAAACATAGATAGTCCAGAAGAAATTTAATTTTCAACTGGGCTATCCTTTTATTTTAGTTAGTTTTCCGAAACTTCGGGCAGACCTGCCACGCTTGTCAGCACGGAAAGCACGCCTGCCAAAAGGCTTGCAGAGCCTACTGCGAGCCAATTTACATCTGTCATCACGGCAGATACACCGATTGTTGCAACAGCAGTCTGAGCAACGGTCTTAATAGCTCTGACTGCCGTTGCTTTCGCCCATTCTTTGGTAAAAATCTTTTTCATGTTCAATCTTTTCCTTTCACTGATTTTTTTCTAAGTCATCAATTCTGTGATTTGCGACCTTAATTTCTTCGTCAACAACAGCGTTGTGCTGTTCAATCGCATATGTACGCTCGATAAGGCTGTTATGCTTGTCAACCTTTTTTTCGAGCTGTTCAATGCGATAATTCGACATTCGACTGTTAATCACGATACCCCCAAGAGAACCCACCGCAGAACCTGCAAGCGTGATTAAAGCAATAATAATTTCAGTTACCACTTATTACACCTCGCTTTCTGTCGTCGGCTCATCAACGGTTGGATTATCACCCCACACCGCCATTACTGCGTTATAGTATTCATCAGACAGCACCGTTTTGAGCTGTTCTCTGCCCGATTTGCTGTTCATGTATGCGTTGCGGATGTTTCCGCCAACCTGCATTTCTTCACCGTTAAAGGTCAAAAACTGCTGTCTGAGTACCGACACGCTGTCCTTTGTGAGCATATCGAGTGTGATTTTTTCTTTAAGTTCCATTATTTTTACCTCCGTTATTTAATTTTGTACAAGCAAATCACATTAATTTGCTCGCCGTCTGCGAATGTATATGCGGTCTTATCCTGAGTCGAAAACTGTAGCCAAGTGTTATTTTTCGGAATGGCAAATTTAAAGAGCTTGCCAAGGTTTGAAATACCGACACAAAAAACATTGTCCTCGGAAATACATTTGTACGGCAAATCAATCAGCGGACACATGCTATTGCCGGCAAGAGATACTGCGTTCATTTTGACGGTTGCACTGACGATTACGATGTCACCAATCGTCTTATATGTACAGCTTGCACTTTTGATTTTATCGGTAACGGTTGAATAAGGTGTAAGCTTTGATGTTCCGCTTTCAATATTTGACGAATCGTATTTAGTCGCCAAGGCGGTTTTATCTGCTTTAACAAGCAGAGCATTGTAAACCGTACCACTTGTGAGATAACACGGGCTATTGTTTTTTGGCTCGCTGTCAAACGGCATTGAATCAAGCTTTCGGGCAATACTCTTGTCTGTTTTATCAAGCCTTGCTCCAAGCGAATTTTGACCGTCTCTTGCCGTGGCTATTTCGGTTTCAAGTGCAATTGCTCCGTCTGTTGCCCGTTCAATCCCCTCGTCCATATGGTTGAGGTTGTCGGCATTGAGGGGCGGAGCAGAGCCGTTCACAAAGACAATTTTATTGTATTTGTTCATTTTCTTTTACTTCCTTTCCTAATCGTTTTTCGCCCTTTGATGTGAGGGCAGTTATAAAACCGTCCATTTTCTTATTGAACACAAATGTTTCGATTGTCGGCAAATCTTCAAACGGAGTTTTAATTGTGTACTTATCGCCTGCCTCAAGCCACCAATACGAAAACAGCTTAATTTTTGTCGGGCGGTATTTATATACATCACCAAAAAAATTAACAGAATTATATTTTGTGCCGATATCACTTGCTGTTGTTCTGCACCTCATCAAAATGTTATCGGAAACATACCACGAAAAATCGTTACTGTTGCCATACAAATACGCTTTTTTATCAGCAAACTTAGCACTGTACATACGGATAGGCTCAAGTTCGTAATCTTCAAAGGATAAATCTTTGTACGAATCGATTGTTTCAACGGAAGATTGAGAATACAGCCTTTTAAAACGCATTTTTCCGTCGGCATCTATAACGGCAAAGCTCAAAGTTAATTCTGCATAAGCTTGGATTAAATCTGACAAGGTAATGTCCTTTATAACCTTTTCCACGCAGTTATCATCAAATTTCAGCGGTACACTAAAGACAGATAAGCTCGGCGGTGAAACCCCTGTAATTGCATAATCCTTGGCAAATTCTGCGATTATTGAATAAAAGCTCTTAAAATTATCGTCTTTTTGATAGTGCGCATAACCATAAGCAAAACTGCCGTCCTCGTTCTCTTTGCCTGCAAACCACAAAGACATATCCACCTTTGACATATCATAAAAAGCGTCATAGGCTGTGATTTTGACGATGTTACGCTGTTTTTTATCTCTTTGAGCCGACTGAATTTTACCGTAGAAAACAGGACATTCAACCGTTCCTGTTTCGGCAGGACAAATAAGAGTATTTGACGGGTACAAATCATCTGACGGATACAGCTCCGGTTCAAGATATGTTGCCGTTATGATGACCTGTACCGTCTTTCCTATCAAAGCCGAGCAATCATAATCAATGAGTTTCACGCTCATTTCAGAGGCTATGCAACCGCCGAATTTCAATTCTTTTTCAACAATTTCATTTTCAAGCGAAAAGCTGTCAAGCACGATACTTTCACCTGTTATATCCTCAAAACTGCCGTCGGGGAAATGCAGGGCAACGGTGTTGTAAAGTGTGTTTGTTTTCAGCTTATCAGCAATTTCTTTAGATACAAGCATTTTTAAGAATCACCCCTTAATACTCAATCAGTTCAACAGTAATCGGCTGATAGGTTATATCACTTTTTTCGGCATTCATTACGGTATATTCAATATCAGGAATATAAAAATAAGAGGTGTAATAGCTGTTCGTTTCATCGTTCCAATAAGTTACCCTGCACTTTCTCTGTAACTTATTCGCCATTGAGAGGTTGATAATCGACTGAAAATCAATCTTTTCGTCAAGATGAAGAATGTGAGTTGAAAACGAAATTTTTGTTTTGTAATTTGGCAGCGTTGCCCTTTGAAGCGTACCGTTCTGATCTCGTTCCGCAGAAGTTTCAAGTCGCTGATTCGGAGTTGATGAAAATGCGGTAATGTACTTATTCGGCATTATGTTGTTGCCGAATTTAAGCAAATAGCCGTTATAATTTGACATATCATTTCCCCCTTTATGCGAATGCGGATTTACCGTTGTGTCTGCGTCTGTAAAGCTCATCCTGCCTTATCATTTCTTCAAAAAGCGTTGAACCCTCAAGCTCGGCAGTAAACGAATAAGTGTTGCCGCCGTTATTGCGAAAGATAATGAACATTTCATAAATGCGTTTAAGCAGGTCAAGAATTTGTGTGAGAATCACTGTATCCTGACCGCCCGAATTGTCGAGCATACCCTGTAACTTGTTAAGAGGAGAAATAACCTCAGGGTTACCGCTGTTAGCACCTGCGTTATCGCCGACAACCGCAAGTGTCGGAGCCTTAACAATACCGCCTTTTGCAAATTTTCGTGCCGGTGATTCCGTGGGTTCTTCAAATCTCGGAATGAGAGGCGGATTTTCAGGCATTGAAAAACTCCAATCCTGTCCAAAAGCCGCTCCGATAATACCGGCTATTCCGCCGATTGAATTAACAACGCCAGAAACAAAGTTATAAATACCTGTCCACAACGCATTTATGCCGTCAATGATTGCGTTTATAATGAACTTAAACACGGCGCAAATGCCGTCCCAAATGCCTTTGAAGAAGTCATAGATACCCTGCCATGCTTTGTTCCAATCGCCTGAGAAAACACCTGTAATGAAGTCAATTAGACCGCCGAATGTTTTCTGTATAGAGGTAACCAACCCACCGATAAATGTAAACACATTATCAAACACTCTTTTTACGGCATTGAAAACATTCTGAAATATAGGTCCCCAAAAGCTGACAAGCCAGTTTACAAACGGTGACAGGAAGTTATTCCACACGGTTGAAACACAGTCTGCAACCTTGCCGAAGAAGTTTATTGCACCCTCAAAAACAGGCTTCAGCCAGTTTTCCCAAGCTGACTTTACGATTGCTACGATAAAATCCCACGCAGGCTTAATCCATTGATTGTAAACATTCATCAGGGTTGTGCCGATATTGGTAAACATATTGCAGACATTCTGAAAAATCTGCTGTCCGTTGCCGTTCCACCATTCGCTGATAATTGTTCCGATATCTCCGAAAATCTGACCGATAAAGTTAAACACATCTGCAAACTGCAATTGTAAATTTTCGAGAAATTCAGTGATTGTTGCACCGTCATTTTCAGTCCATTCAACAAGGCTTTCGGTTGCAGTTGAAAACGCACCCGAAACGACTTCGCCGACTGAGCCCGCAAAGGTTGTAAGACTGCTTAAAAGATTGGAAATTGATTCTTCCATTTGAGGGCGAACATTGTCAATTGCATTGCCTGCAAGTGTACCGAAATTATCAAAAAAGATTGAAAGGTTGTTATAGCCGTTTGTAAGATTGTTGCCTATGGTGTCGATAAAGCCGATAATCTTTTCCCTGTCTTTTGAAATCCACTTAGCAACACCGCCTGAAATGGTCTGAAACGACTTTCCGCCGATTGTCGCAACCGCTCCGAATGCAGAGCCGATTGCCCCGAGTTTTGCAGAACCGACCTTTTGCATTGTGCCGAATGCCTTTTGAACTATGGGAACAGCATTATCAAAAACGGTCTTGCAGTTCTTGCCTATAGCTGACCAGTCAACCTTGTTAATACCTTTTTGAATATTATCAACAAAACCTTTGAATCCGCTTTTTTCGTATAGATTTTTGAACGCCCCCGAAAGGTTTTTGCTTGTGTCCTTGACAACATTCTTTGCAACAGCTCCGCCCGATGAACCGCCTGAAGAGCTTTTTGATGAGGAGGTGTCTGACTTTGAAGATGAGCTGTCAGAGCTTGAAAGCACATTCAGCTTATCAAAGCCCGCAACACTTCTCTTTGCTTTTTCGGAACTTTTCTGAACATTATCAAGTGACTTTGAACTGTCATCTGCCGTATCCGTAAGGCTTTTGGCAGAATCGGACGCAGATTTGATATTGCTTGCGGTGTTGTTGCCTGTATCCCAGCCGAATACCTTTGAAAGCGATTCAACCGCGCCTTTGGCATATTCCGTTAAAGTCGCAAGTGCGGAACTCAACCGCTTTACAACCTGAGTTGCCACCTGAAGAATAGGCTGACCGACTACGGCAAGGAGCTGTTTCCAACTTTCTCTGAGGTTGCCCGTTACATTCTCCCAACCGTCTGCTTCACGGCTTGCCTGTCCCATAGCACCCGAAAGCTGATTAGCGTCCTTGACCATTTGCAAAAGCGTGAGCTGTTTCTGCGATTCCGACAAATCCGTAAATGACTTGCCATACAGCTTATTAGCCGCCGCATTTCGTGTGGTTTCAGTACAGGACAAACCGAGTGCGGCATCATTTTCAAAGTTGCCTTTCAAGAACGATTTCAGGCTTTCTGCGGTGTCTTCAAGCGAACGGTCGTAATATGCGGCACTGTCGGCTGTTACCTGTAAAGCCTCCTGCATCATTCCCAAAGCACTTGAACTGTCCATTCCAGTAGTTTTTGCAAAGGCATAAATGCTTGTGCCGACGCCCTGCAATCGGGTTTCAAGAATACCGCTCTGATTGGCAACGCTCTGAATGGCTGATTCTGCCTGTGACTGCATTGTGCCGAAAGTCTGCTCAAACTGCGAATTTGCCGCATTGACTTCCGCAGCCGATTCAATGCACTGCTGACCGAACTCCTTGATTTTGGCAACGGAAAAGGCGGCAACCACAGCTGTACCGATTTTCTTAAACGAAGATGAAACCGAATTGCTTAACTGCTCACTGCTGCCTTTGATGTTTGAAAACTCTTTCTCGGTTTTCTGAGAAACGCCCTCCGAAACCTTTGAAAAGGACTGTTTCATATCCGTGCTTACATTTTCAAAATCTTTTGAAAGACTTGAAAATGCCGAATCAAACTTTTTTGTAATTGAATCGGAAATCTTATGCAATGTTTTGGAAATATCATCACCCGTAAGCCTGACATCAAGCTCAATTTCACCCGCCTTTGTCGCCATATTCACCACTTCCTTTCATTTTAGATTTTTTAAAAACAGGTATAAAAACAGCGCACACCGCTATGATGTACGCTTAAAAATTTTGCAAAAGAACAGCCACCCCATTTGGAGTGGCTTTTTGTTTTAGTTGTTGAGTTCGTAGTATTTGATGTCGATTTTCGGAAGTGACACATTGTTGCCCATTACGGTTTCATATGTATAGTCGCCGTCACAAGTTCCCCAGAATGTGATTACATCATCTTCAAGGAGTTTGTCCGCACCGTCAGGAATTTCTACAGTTGCGTAGATTGTATCAGTCCACAATGGTTCATCAAGATACTCATTTTCTTCTTTGGTTATATTGATTCTCAGGTCAACCGAATCGCCCCAGCCTTCCTGAACCTGAATAATCTGACCTTCAAACTTGTAGTCATTACCTTTGTACTTGTCAGGATTTCTTGAAAGAGTTTTAAAGTCGATTGTTTTGCAACCGTCTTTAAATTCTTTTTCAACCTTCTTCGGGTCTTTAGTAGGCTTTTCTGTTGCAACTTCTTTTGTGGTCGGTGCCTCTGTCGCTTTTTCAGTTGCTTTTTCTGAACTCTGATTTGCAACAGTAGTTTCCTGCTTTGATTTGTTTGAACCGCTGTTACCGTTAATTGCACCGTTTACACCGCCAACAATCATAATAGCAACAACGATAATAACCCAAAAATACCAGCGCTTGTAAATTTTCTTCTTTGCATTTGCAGGATTTACGGTTGCCGAGGTTGAATCGTTTCCGCCAAAGCCTGCACCGCACTTGTCGCAAAATTTTGCATCGTCCTTTAATTCGTTTCCGCAATGTGGACATTTCATAAACATACACTCTCCTTAATAAATTTGTTAGTGTATGTTACATTTTATCACTATGTATTAACATTGTCAAGAATTTTGTAGATACAGCGAAAATTATGTGCAAATTTACAGATTAGCGAAGAAGTTTTGAAATTCTGCAAGAACGGTGTTCATATCTTCGTCTGAATAGTGCTTTACATTTCTTGACCGCCATTTGTTGCGGATTTTATGCTGTGACGAAGTAAAGTTTTTCAAGACCTCTTTGTCGGATTCAAGGCGAATTTGAACCGTTCTTGCAAGCGGTGTTTCGGGTCCTAAGCCTTGCAGAAGTGAGCAGAACTCATTCCAACTCATTTTAGCAAAATCCTTTGAATAAATGCTGACCCCGTACTCCGAGCGAAAGCTCGACACGATTAAATCAAAGTCATCAATCAGGTCGTAGCCGGGGTCTGAACTTCCCCCTCGTCAGTCAAATCGCCTGTTGCAATTTTGGCAGATTCGCTGATAAGGGCGTTGAAATCGTGCATATTCAGTTTTAACTTTTCAATCTTTTCTCTCTCGGATTCATCAAAAAGAAGATGATACATTTCGATAACATCTTTACTTTTACCGTTGCCGTCCTCAAAAAGTGCCGCAACTTTGAGCATTGAAACTGCGTCATTGTTGATTGCAAGGTCAACATTTTTAACTCTGACACTCGGCTTTTCCTCAAAATTAAGCTTGTCTGTAATATCAATTAACTTTGACATAATCGTTCATTCCTTTCGTTTTTTAAGCGGCTGCTGTATATACGGGTTTGCCGTTTGACATAACTTCAAATTCAAGCGGAGCAACACCCGTACTTGCGCCTGCACCGTTTGATGTAACGGATACAACTGCATTTTTAAAGAGGACGGTTGCACCGTTGGGGAAGGTCCACATAAACGAAACTTCTGCCTTTCTGCCGTTTTCAAATGCAAGGGCGGCAATCTGGTCATTGCCTGCGTCACCGATTGTACGCTTGCCCTTTACCGAAATTGTGATTGACTTTGCTGTCATAAGCCTTGACTTCCAGCCCTCGTTTTCAAAGGCTGTCCATTCCTCGACACCGTTGTCAAATGCAACAGAAAATTCTTCGCAGTTAGCAATATTTGTCGTGGCGGATTCTGTTCCTGCCTTGCCAACCGCAAACTGATTTTCATAGCATGGGAATACTCCCGATTCAACTTTTGCCATAAAATTACTTCCTTTCGTAATAAAATTTAACTTCAATGACCTGCTCATACACACCCTTGTCGTCTGTTCCCACATCAACGGGTTCTTCCGTGAGCAGTTCGATTATATAGATTTTGTGTTCCTTAATTTCAACTTTTTTAATGCCGTAAAGCGTTTCGTAAAGTCTGCGTGCAAACTCCTCGGTTTCTCTTGCGTTGTCGGTGTAATGGATAAGCAAAGACACGCTTATTGTATCGTAGGTACTTTCACCGCCGATTGCCCTTGTGGGTGTTCCCGACTGCTTTAATGAATACACACCGATTGACCTGTCCTGCTTGTTGTCAAGTTTGCCGATGTAATAATGCTCGGCTGAGGTAACGCTTTTGAGCCAATCTCTGATGTCCGATAAGTAAATCAAAGTCCTGTATTTCTCCTATATATTTTAGTGAATGTTTGACTGCAAAAATTCTGCCGTGTACCGCCCTCAAGCCACGGAGCGAACCATTTACCGCCTGCGGCAATGTTTTCCTCACGGCTGAAATTATACTCGGGGTGGAAGTACAAACGCCTTGCATACGGAGTACTTGACACGATTTTAACCGTGCCGTTCCAACTCTGCGCACAATCTTCAAAGGTGTTTTCGTTCTGAAGATTGCCCGTATCAAACGGCATTACCTGCGTGTTTTTCACCTGTTTAAGAAGTGCGTCACCTGTCTGTTCAAGAGCCTGTTGCTTTGCCCTATCAAGCTGTTTTACAACAGGCATATTGAGTTTGATTTTTGATGATACCGAAAATCCCATTAAATCACATCCAATTCCGTAAAATTAACTTTGCCGTCGGGGTTGCGGTGTTTTGTACCCTGTACGATGTTTCGTTTTACGCCGTCAAGGATTACAAAGCCACCGCTTAAAGTGGGGCTGTCGGGAGCAATGTCGCCGTCAAAAAGCAAGACAGCCGACACCCGAACAGTTTTCTGCTCTTTGGTATAGACTGTCTTTGCCTTTGACTGCATATTACACAAGGCAGAGCCACCGTGCAGGGTTGCTGACGGATAAAGATTTTCGGAGGGATACAGGTTTTTGCACTCAAATGCGATAACAGGAGAGCCGTCCTCGGTTATTCCCTCACCGTAGATTGTGACCTCGACAGGAGTTTTGCAGAACTGCTTTTTTACAAGTGACGGAAATTTCACGGTTTTCACGCACCTTTCAGATTGCAGGATAACAAAGTCCTGTTGATTTTAGCAACGCATAGAGGTCGGCAGGAATTGCCACTCCGCTGATGCACATTAAGTTCCAGCTTGCACCAAACTCCATTGATGTGCCGTTGATTGAATAGCTTTTCAGATAGGAAGAAATCATATCGGCATTTTCTTCTTCAAAAGCAGTAAGTCTGCTATGCACTCTGCCGATGATTCTCTTCTGCATTTCCGAAAGTTTTTCAAAATCAATGCGGTTAAAAGTCAGAACATCAATGTGTTCGGCAGAGATAACGCTGTTCTCATCTCCGCCCTGCTGTTCAATGTAATCGGCATACATAGATTTACTCCTTTGTGTCTGACTTGGTACTCTCTTTAAGTTTTTTGTTTTCGGCTTTGAGCTTTGAATTTTCTTTCTTCAAAGTATTGTAATCATCAACAGAAATTCTCTTGCCTAATCCATATTCTTTGATTTTGCCGTTGTCATCCTGAATATCATAACCACGGGATACATAAGTCTTAGCTTCCTCGTCTGTGTTGACTGTATATGACTTATTGTCTTTGATTGCTTTCATTTTTTCTCACCTCGCTTTAAGCCTCGGCATGAATGATTACGCCCTGCTTCATAAGTTCGTCAATGGCAAAAGTACCATTAACTTTTCTGTTCTGATATATATAATTATCAGCTGTTCGGCTGTCAGAACCCGGAGTATAGACATTGATATATGAATACTTAACTCTTGACACCTGTGCTTCCGGGTCAATAAGAATATAGTCAATCTGCTTAGCTGAGCTGTCAGCAACACAACCGTTTGTAAAATCAAACAAAGACTTCATTCTTGAGCTTGGCACTTCTACAATCTTATCAATATCATCAACGGAACGAACACGGCGGTCAATGCCCTTTGCGGAACTGATTTCAAGTGTTCTCTGAATACCCTCTGCATTCTTCAAAAGCTTTTTGTACTGTGGTGTCGCATAAAGAATAACCCTGTCGAGCGGTACACCCGCTTCGGCAAAAGCCTCAAGGTTATCGTCAAAATCTGCAAGCACATTCGCCGCAGTTAATGCAGTAGTTTTTACTGTTGCACCAACTCGCTTAGCCTCTGTATAAAGCTTGCTGTAAGTATAACAGTCGAGTTCAGGGATAGCCTGTGTTTTTTCAAAGCGTGTCTGAATATTTGCGATAGTCACTACCATATTTGTTTCGTCAACATCAATAGGGTCGATAGCAAACTCAATATCTCTGTCGTGGTCAAGGGTTTTGGTTTCGTAACCGTTTGAATATGTACCCAAATTAAAACCGCCTGCACCTCGTGTATGGTCTTTATAACCGCTGACCGAGAGTTTCGGAATTTTAATATCCTTACCGTTGATAATCTGAATGTCAGAGTTTGAGTGGTAAAGGTCATCACAAGTAAGGGCTTGACCGTACAATTCTCTTAAAACATTACTGAAAATAGTTGCGTATTCTAATACTGCCATAATTATTTACCTCTTTTCTTACTTTTTCGATTTGATGCCGAAAATTCCTCTTAAGGCATCTTCTGTTAAATTTTTGTTGCCGTTGCCGTCACCGCCGATTTTCTTAACTCCTGTGCCGTTCTCGGCAGGTTTGCCCTTGAGTGCGGGGATATCATCAAGCACCTTTTTAACAGCCTCTGTCAGCTTTTCCGCATTGACCTTGCCGTCTGTCACAGCCTTTGAAAAGTCTGCAATTTTAAGCACATACGGAACGGTTGCAATGTCAACGCCCTGTTTTACGGCTTCGAGGGTTGCCGATTGGTTGACTTCTGCCATAAGTTTTGCGTTGTTTGCGGATTCAACTTCCGACTGCATTTTTGCAAAGTCGGGAGTGTTCTTGGCTTTCTGCTTTTTAAAAGCACCGATAGCCTCTTTCATCTCATCGGCTGACAATCCCTGCTCCTTAAAATATGACTTCAAAACGGTGTCCTCTGTCACGCTCTGTTTGCCTGTAATAAGGCTTGCGAGCTTGTCATAATCAAAGGCAGGAGCGTTTCCCTGCGGTGTTCCCTGCGGTGCAGGTGTCGGTTCATTGGGGGTTGGTGTTGGATTTGGTTCTGCCATTTTTTCATATCCTTTCAGTTTTTCGGGTGTCTCCCGTAATCAGTTTATAGAGTGTCTCTCTGTTTCAGTTTTGCACGGTGTCTCCCGTAGTTTAATGTCTTCGGACAATAAAAAAGCACCTTACATATTCGTAAAGTGCTTAATCTGCTTTTTCTGTTTTTTCTGTTTTAACTGCTTTGGCTCTCGGCTTTTTGGGAGCGTCAGACTTGACCTCTTCTGCAAAACCGCCGTCAATGAGTTCCTTTGCTCTCTGCTCGGAACATTCAAAAACTTCATTCACAGGTCGGGTTACATAGCCGTTCTGCCTGTCATTAAATGCTGTTGTTACTCTGATTTTCATTCTGTCACCACCTTTTCAATATTTTAAACTGGTCGATTTCGACCGGTTTAAATGCAATAAAAAAGCACTCTGATTTCTCAAAGTGCTGATTTGATGTGTTAAATTTTGTTACGGCAAGTTGCAGGCAAGTTAAATAATGCCGTAAACAAGCCGTTTTCCTTACTCTGAACATATTCTCGGCAAGTTAAACAACAAAACCGCCCTTTTTACGGAGCGGTTAGATTATGCCACTATCTTTTAGATATTGCATTTTTTGTTTCTCTCTAAGCTTACTGTAAAGTGCTTCAGCATCTTTAGCTTCTTGTGGAGCATCTTCACGCAAAGTGACATTTAAACCATTTGTTACAAGGTACGGCTTAAACGCATTCCATAGAGATTTTTGTTCTTCAGTTTGTATCAATCTCATACTATCATCACCCTAAAAGTTTGCTGACTCTGTACTCGTTATACACTTCATCCATAGCTTTATCTTTTAAGCATTCAAAAGCATACTCACTTATATCCTCTATATTATAACCGTTATTTATCAATTTTTCAACCTTTGGAGCATAAATTTTATTAAGGTAATCGCAATATTCAAAATAATCGTTAATACTTCCGAATTTTGCTCTGTAATTTTTAGCGTCTTGCCAATGAATCAGTTCGTGCAGAATTGTACTCAATCCGTCTTGCGGACAAGCCAAGTTTTCTTGTAAGCCTGACAAATCACTTGTTGAAAAGTATGCTGAATTGACATTTAGAACATTTTGCATTGGCATATATGAAGCAATAGCATTTACTCGCATTTCTTCGGGAGTGACAATACAAATTTCAGGCTTTCCGCTTGTTTCAACCTCTCCGAGCATATCAAACGCTTTTCTCACTTGCATATCAAAATTATGAAGTTCTTTTCGTTTTAGCTTTACCTTATCTGAAATATAAACATTATCACACAATGTATTTGCCTTGTGGGTATCAATTGTAATTGTTTCGCCCTCAATTTTGCGTTCAAAAGTTTTTGATATATCTTCTTCAAAAACAGGTCTGTAATATTTCTGTTCATTGGTGTTTAGTGAGAATTGTTTTGCCTTTTCTTCAAGCGTATTCGCCCTATCGTGCCACTCATCGGCTCGGGTTTGGGCAATGCGTTTATTGTCCTTATCAAGACTGTATTCGGCACGGCGGTCAAAGCGTTCTGCCTGTCGCTGTGCATACTGCTGTTTTTCCTCAATTCCTCGCTGACGGTCAAGCTCTTTGATTTCATCTTCAGACAACGGTGCGTCCAAATCATCAAGTTCGGGATAATATGTACTTGTGCTGTCCTTACATCTCGGATGAAACAAACCGTTCTTGATTGCGGTTGAGAGAAGCGGATAGTTTCCGTCTGACTTTTTGCCGTTTGAATACACATCGTCAATAAACACCTTGCCGATATATTTTGCACAATCGGGGCAACCGCCCTGTCTTGAGTTCACAACAACGAGGGATACTCCCCATTCGGCTCGCTTTTCGCCCTCACCACGCAGATAGGCTCTTTTGTTGGCTGTTTTAACCGCCATATCCGCATAATCCGAGAGCGTGTGCCTTGCACCGTTTTTGTATTCCACACAATTAAGACCTGCGTTGAGCATATCTTTACACGCCATATCAACGGCTTTTTCGTATGTAACCGCACCCGTGTTCATTGCAACCTGTGCGTTAAAAATCGCCTTGCGGTACTTGTCGTTGCTCATACGCAAAACTGCCGTTTCTGCCCTCTTTAAATCGTCTGTGGTCGATTTTATGAGTGCGTCAAGTTTACGGTCATTCACCTTAAAAAACTCGGCTGTGCTGTGTGCTGACGGCTTTTTCGGGGCTTTGAAACCGTCCTTGACAGCTTCAAGAATTTCTGCCTCCTGACTTGCATTTCCGTCAGCTTTGGCGGTGCGAATCATCTCTTCAACCTTGCCGTTAATGGTTTTGAAACGCTTGCCGAATTTCTTTGCGTTGTGCTTACGGTACTCTTCAAGACTTTTGAGCTGTTCAGCCTGCCATTGTGTCCAGTTGTAACCCTCTTTGGTTTCTTCGGCTCTGTGACGACTGAAATTTCTCATCATGCTGTCAATCAGTTCATCTTCGATTTTTTCAAAGGCTTCTCTGATATTGTAATCACTCATTGTTTACCTGTGTATCATTCTGTTCGGGATTGCTTTCGGTTTTTTCTGCATTATTTTCCGCATTTTCTTCATCATCTGCGTTATTGTCAGGTTCTTCTGTGTCGGTAAGGTCCACATCGTCAAGCTCCGATTTTTCTTCTTCGCCTGCAATGCCCTGTTCTTCCTTAATTCTCTGCACCTCTTCGGCTTTCCAATCCTCCGACTTGCTGTCGCCGTAAAGCTCGTCAACCGAGGTTTCAACTGACATCAAACCGCCCTGTCTTGCTTTTGACACAGTTTCAACCTGACTTTCAAAGCTCGGATTTGCATATTCGCCGAAGTTTACGGATACTTCCAAGCCCTCAACAATACCCTTGCCGTTAAGTTCACCGTCTGCATTGAGTACAACTGCAACAAGGCTTTGAAGTGCGTTCTGCGTAATTTTCACAAGGTTCTGCCTTGTGTAAAGGGTTGTCTTTTCCTTTTCACGCTGAGCGTCTGCATTATCAAGCTTCTTCGTATCAATGCCGAGAGTTGACGGCGATATAATGCCCTGTAAGCAGAGGTCGAGGGCAGTAATGTATGAACTCAAATAGCTTTCGTGCTGAATCTGCGGACTTTCGGTGTAAATCCTGTTGCCGTTGCCGTTTTCAGACATATCGTTGCCCACGGTGATAAATCGGTTATCAAACGGATTTGGCGATATCGGCTGACAGGTTTCGGGATTTCTCGGAACAAGGCAATCAGGCACATACTGCTTTGTTCGGCAGGCTCTGAGTGCGTCCATCCACTGTGACCATACTTCATCAAGGCTGTCGAAAGCGTCTGTTTTTATGCCGATAATGCCCGCACCTCTGCCCTTGTGGCACGATTTGCCGTAAAGGACAGGTACAGCCCACATATATGATTCGTCAAATGTAACGCCCTTTGAATCAATCCACGAAAGAGCGTCAACCGTGTGCAGGTCAATCTCTTTGCCGTTGTCATCATACAAAGCATAGTGAATATAGCCGTAACCGTATGTTTCTTCAAAACGGTAACGGCGGTGTTTTTGCGTGTAATCGGTGTAAAACTTAACCTCTCGGATTCTGCCACGCACATATGTAAAGTCGATGTTTTCGGCAGGATACCATTCAACAATCGGAACATCTGATACAGCCGTGTCAAAACTGACCTTAAAAGCACCGTCACCAACAACACATAGGTCACGGAGCATTTGCTTAACCGTGTCGGATAGCTTGTTCTGCTTTTCAATGTCTTCCCAACGCTCTGCATAAGCGGTTGAATTTTTACTTGTAACATCTGTGCCGTTGTAGTCGGCAATTACGATATTCACAAGCGTTTCGCAGATGAGTGCCGGCAAGCCCGTGTGTATTTTACGGATTTCAAGCCCCTTTGTGCTTTTTGCCGCCCAAAACATAGTTTTGTTTGTATCAATCTGCCTGTACAGCTCCGCAAGCTGTCTGCTGTTGCCCCAATACCAAATGCGATTGATAAAGCACTCGGTCAGATGATTGCTTGTTTCGGTGACGGTAATTGTTTTGTCGCTTGCAGGAGTAATCTGCAAAAAGTTTTTAATTCCCGATCTGATAGATTCAGCCATTCTGTTAATCAGCCCCATTTATTTCACTTCCAATAATATTTTTAAACGGTAGCCACGCATATTGACCGCTGTTAATGCAATGGTCGTGACCGTCCTCGGGTGTGTTGTCTTTATCCTCTCGCCAGCTGTAAATTTCAAACTCGGCAATCGTGCTTTTACAATGTTCAAGCACAAAATAACAGTCGGTGGCAAGCCAGCCGAGTACAAGATTGATTCGGTCGATAATCTTCGTTTTCTTCCATGCATTTGCAAAGTCATAGACACAGCCGTGCTGTCGCTTATACTTTTGAAATTCGGTAATAGTCGCTTGGTCGGCGCTGTCAATAAAAGCCGTGCGTGCAAAGCCCCATTCATCACGGTTGCGGTCAAGAAAATCAATAAAATTCTTCACCGTGTCACTCGGGGCAATAGGTGTTTGCATTTCAGCGTTGTTATAAACTCTTTCATCAAGCTGAACACACTTGCCGTGATTGGTAATGCCGTAAAATGTCATTGCGATAGTGTCAGGCGACTTCTGCGAATAGGCGGTATCAAGACCTGCGGTGAACTGAACAAAGTGTTCTGACTTGCGGTTACAGTTCAAAAACTCTCCTGCCCACTCTTTTGATTTGATATGTCTTGCCCTCTCAAAATTCGGGAACACAAGACCTGTTGCTCTGCCTCGCAAACCTAAGATTTTATTTTTATAGAGCTTTGTACCTTTCGGTGCAGAGTTCTTTTTCTTTTCAATCTGTTCAGGTGTAAGACTTAAATTGTCGGCAAAAGAAAAGAACCAATACCGCCAATTCGGTACAGGTTCTTCGGTAAGCTCCGCCGTAATCTCGGGAGGAACATCGTTTTCATATTTTTTAAAAGGACGGGAGCGGTTGACAAACTCCTTATACACAGGCAGGCTCGGATCATCGGGATTCAGCGTTGCAAGCATATAGTCATTACGGGTTGACATCTCTCGGATAAACTCGATATCAGCGGTGTTGATTTCGTCAATATAAACGCACCCAAACTGCGCACCGAGAACCATTTCCCACTTATCCCGACTGCTGTAACCGAGAATATAGATGATTTTGCCCTCAAACTTGATATGCGGCAGCTTGTAATCCTTGTCGCCGTTGCCACAGTAAACTGCGTTACGGTGCAGGTCGAGAATACCGTTGTCCTGTTGAATTATAGTTTCCTCAGCCTTGCCCGTAGTTTTGGCAGCAATTGCGTGAAGCTTCTTCGGTGACTGCGACACCATTCGCATAAACTTAACGCCTGCTCCGACGGTAGTTTTGCCGGACGCTGTAGTTCCTTCAAGAAATTCAGCCGACACATTTGTTGTGTTGATAAAGTCGATATACTTTTGTGACAGCGGAAATTTGTTACTCACTCAGCCCCTCACCGCCCAACTGTCTGAACACATCGGATAGCTTTTCGGACTGCTCAACCTTTGCGTCAACCTTAACGGTGTATTCGCCCGTCATCTTGTTGAGCGTGTCAATCGCCCTGATTCTGTCGGAGGTGTCCTGCCCGTCATTCCTTGCAATGTCGGACAAAACAACCTGTCTGTCCTTTGCACTCATAATGCGCTCGTCCTTGAGCTTATCGGAAAGCTCTTTGATGTATTTTGAAACTCCAACATTCTCCAACAATTCATACGCTCTTGCGTTTGCGTAATTCTCGGAATATCCTGCCTGTATCGCACTCTGAACGGTGTTACCGCTCTGCGCATAATATTCCGCAAACTTCCTCTGTCTTGCATTTAATTTGTCTTTCACGGTATCACCGCCCTTTCTAAAAATAAGCAAAAGAAAAGACAGCACATTTCTGTACTGTCTTTAAACACAGGTTTCCGGAGTTGCACCGGAATCTGTAAAAACTGTTTTCCTATTTAAACTATCCCCTGCGTTTATAATATTATATCAATAAATTTCTAAATATTCAAGTGTTTTCTTTTTCTTTCCCATTTATTCAATAATACACTTACACATTTCAGTTCTTTATCAGTCAATTGACGATCTCCAATTTCATTATGTTCATAACCCAAATGGGTATGTGGCATCATTCCATTATGAGGTCTACCTTTAACGTCAATTTGTTTTATTCTTTCGCCGTAGTTGTCATAAAAAGTAACACTTTTGATGTTGCTCTGTTTGTCAAGAGTAGCATACACTCTATTTTTTGTCATAGTTTCCATAGGAGCTTTTATCGAAGTATTACCATTCATACGAATTACTTTTATTTCACCAAATTGAGCAACTGTGTGATATTCTGTACCGTACTTTTTACCTTTATCGCTTATTCCACTTGAAGAACCTCTTCCGCCCATTATTTTGACCTCCTGAATTTTTCCTGAAACGATTTGATGTTGATGATGTTTCCCATACATTCTTCGGGGACTCTGCCGTAGAAGATAATTGTTTCAGGCTGTAAGCGTTCAATCGTTTCTTTGTAACCTTTCAAAAACAGTTCTTTTGATTCCGTACGGTTCTGCGTTCCAACACTTGATACGGCAACCGTACCACCCAAAGGCTCGCCGTCAAAACACCATTCAAAACTTTTTTCGTCGCTCCAACAAATTGTAGGTATTACCTCAATGCCGTAGAGTTGTAAATATGCACCTATCCAATGCTTGCGATAGTGGTTATAAATCTGCAACGCTGTCGGATAATCAGTGTAAAGACTGAAATCAGGCGATAATACACAACTGAATTTTTGTAGACTCTCAATATACCTGTCGGGTGTATTCCATAATCTTTGGAACTGGTAATCGTCCAAAAAGAAATGCACACCGCAGTTGTTCTGCTTACTGCTCAAAACTTCATTAAATCCGATAAAGTTGTTTTCTGTAATTTTTGTAGGCTCAATAATCGGGATGTCATATTCTCCTGCACCCTGAAAAATCGCTCTTGTGCTATTTTCGTAACCTGTACCGCATTTGTCTTTATACATCAATTTCACCTCACAACACAAAACCGCCCTCAAATGAGAGCGGTCTGTGCGATTTTTATCTTAGGAGAGTTTTACATATGTCCTGTTTGTCAAACTTTCATAATACCATTATACGCAGGGTGAGGGTGACATTCAATGACATTTCAAAATAATTTTACGAGAAATCGAACTTTTTTCGGAACGCCTGTAACGCTTCGCCGTGCAATCTCAGGGTATGCCTTACGCTCATTTCCATACTCTCGGCAATATCCTCCCACCTCTGACAATTTATGTAATACTCGGTCAAAATTGCAATGTAACGGTAATCGTCAAGTGCGTTGATTTTACTGCGGATTTCAGTTTTCAACCGCACAAGATTGTCAATTTCCCGATTGATTTCAGCCTGAAGGTCTGCAATCCTGTCCACAATCCGCATAGGGTCATTCACTCCCGATGTCTTAACAGGCTCGTTCTGCTTAACCGATACCTGTGCAATATTCAGCCTAAGTTTCGACAGCTCGTGTTCTTTCGTTCTGATCAGCTTGTCTGAAACTCTGACCGAATATAAATAATCTTTAACCGTCAATCCACTTCACTCTCCTCGTCAAGCATACCAAGTTCCTGCGCCAACGCAACAACAGCGTTTACAATCAAATGCAAATCCTTACCTTTGATGTTACACATATTAAAGCAAACATCGCCCTCATCGTTATCAAGTTTACCAAAATCAATAACAAGTCCCTTTGTGATCGTCTTGCTTTCATTGTTATCGTAATTAACGGTAATGTTTTTAATGTCTTTCACTCTTCTACCTCACTTTCAAGCCAATGTCTTGTGCAGTCAATACAGCTGTTATTGAATCGCTTTTCCATAGGACAGCCAACATACGGTGTGCCGTACGGGCAACTGAAAAAAATCCATACAGCTCCGAGCCATTTTGGTAATTGACATCTGTTTGATTTTTTCAAAGTTTGTCATTGTGTTCACACCTCACCTCAACAATTCATCTGTTGTGATGTTAAATAAATCCGCTACAGCTATTATGGTTTCGATATTAGGCTCAAATTTTCCCTGCTCATAGTAAGATATACTTGTTCTGCTCAAATAGAGCTTTTCGCCCAGTTCATCTTGCGTTAAGCCATTTTCAAGTCTTAACGCTTTTAGCTTTTCGGGAAACGCCATTACTCTTCACCGTCCTCAATAGGCTGATTCCAACATTTTACGCAGTTATGGTCTTTTCTGCAATCATCCAGACTCATCAGCCCTAAGTCATACAAACATGTACCTTTAGGTGTTCCGTCTGTCCTAAGCCGAGCGTTCGGATAGTTCTCCAAAAACTCCGTGAGAAATGTCTTTTGCGGATGCTCATCGCTCCACCGCTGAACAAATTCGATTGCTTTTTCAGGATAGAATGTCTCAAAGTCCGAACATGACATACTATCGGTTGTTCCATTATTTAAACTACTTAAAGGGCATTTAGCACAAGTAAGTCCGCACAGATATGCACCACCATTTAATTTATGCTTTTTCGTCATTCGAGCTTTTGCGCTCAAATAGTTTTTAGTTTTTGAACAGTCAATCATTTTCTTGACCTCCTAATTTATGTTTAGTCCTTAACGCTTTTAATTTCTCAGGAATGCCGTTTACAACCAATCCTCTCCGTCAAAACTTAATTGCCCAGGCAAAACACCATCCTGCATCCACCAGTGATAAACCTCAAGTCCATTAGCGTGTTGTGTAGCTTTGCCTCTTTGCTTTCTCACTTCAAGCATCTTGTCGAATGCTCTTATATACAAATTTCGGTACTTGGGATATCGTGCAAATTCCGCAAATCTCTTCTTACTTGCCATTGGACAGCCAATGCATCCAACACGGTCAAATCCACAACTGTATAACGGATTAAGATTAATGTGTTCTTGGTTGATGTACTCCCTAACATCACTATCCGACCAATCACAAATAGGGTTGAAGATTATCTTCCCTTGTAACTGACAATGCTCAACTATCTGCCTCTTATCGTCATTGTCATTGTTAAGGACAATTCTATTTGACAGATTAGAAGAATAAGTTTCGATTATTCCCTTCGACCGTCTTTTCGTGCTTTCGGCTCTTCGCACTCCTGTGGCAATAGCACGATTCTTACCGCCTGTTTCTTTCAGAATTGCACAACAATATCTTACTAACCTTGTGGGTGGAATACCTTTTTGCACTATCAGTGACCACATAGATGTCGGCTTGCCCTTGTATCTTGGCATATCAATGTTGCATTTTATGCCTTTAGATTCCAACTCCTTAAATTTATTGCGTATGTGGTAAACTGTTTCGGGAGCATCAGCCGTTGTGTGACTATGTTGAGCTTCAAAGTCTATACCCGATTTAATCGCTAAATCTAAAATAATGTCGCTATCTTTGCCACCTGAGTAACAAAGCATAAGCGGTTTTTTATAATAGCGCTTGCTTATTTCTGCTCCGTCACGCAGTCGCATTATAGCAATCTTTTCAAAGTCCATTATACCTTTCTTCCTTTTGAAGTTGGAAACATTCCGCTTAAATAAAACTTTTTGAAATATTCCCATTTTTCTTTTTCGTACACATCGCTTTCCTTAATCTATCTCTATTTCTGCGTTCAGATAACTGCTGCTGTCGATTTCATCTCTTAATTTCTGCCCGTAATCAATGCCGTTGTTTTTCAGAGCCATAATATTATCAAACTCTTTGTGCATTTTTATTGAGGCATACTCAACATTGTTTTTGTATTCTTCGGTGAACTCTTTTGCACCGCCTTTGATATTTGCAATGTACTTCAAAGCTTCAAGATTCAGCCTATAAAGTCGCTTTGCACCAAAACCAAAATGGTGACTTAACACAACCGAGGCAAGTTCAAGACCGTAGCCGATACCTACATCAAACATTTCACCTCTGATACGGTCGTTATATTGCTTGTTGCGTGCTTTCCAATTACTTTTCATTTATCACAACTCCTATTTAAATTTCTTTTTGTTTAGCTAATATTTGCAGTACACATAATATTAAGAGATTTTTCAGGATTATCCCTATAAAATTTCTGAATCCAATATTTTTCCCGTTCCAGTATATTACAACCAAGAGGAACAATTTCAATGACCTCAAATTGATAATCTGTGATATTCTCTATTGGGAATCTTTCGGTTTTGAGATGTTGCCCCCAGCGAAAAACAGGAGCATACATTGTTTGTCCTATGTAAAATTCACCAGTTGATTTTTTGGATATTTTATATATGTATCCGGATACTTTCTCCGAAAACATATCTTTGGTGATATAAAATTCTTCATCATCGTTAGGTCTTATTTTGTTATGTTCTCTGCTCTCATACACTTGCTTACACTTATGGGAACAAAAGCGTTTTTCTTGACTGTTTTTTCATCTGCGACTTCATAAATTCGATAAACAATTTCTACCAATTACATTCACCTTCTTCCGTAAGTACATATCCAGCCTAACTGCACTTCTTTCACATACGGACATCTTTTGCAGCAATAAACGCATATGTACAAACCTTTTTCAGAGTACGGGCATTTCCGTATGCTACACGGATGATATTCGTGTTTACACTTTCGACAAACCTGCAATTTCATAATCAATCACCCAATTGCAGATATTTTTCAATTGTCTGCTTTGCTGATGTACTGCCATAACATACCTTTACGGCGTATCCGCACCGTGAAAGATTCTGCAACCATTTATCCTGATGTTCAGAAGTCTTATTGTTGCCGACTTTAAGCTCAATATATAAGCCGTGATATTTACCTTTTGGCACAGCAAGGCATAAATCCGGAACACCTGCCCTAACTCCTTGCCTTTTAAGATGTGCGGCTTCGGCTTTATCTCTTCTGCCACCATTTGGAACAGCATACAGCATTGAAAGTTCAGGATGTATTTTCATTTGCACACATTTATCCACCCATTTAATGAGTTTACATTGCTCCTGTGCTTCAGACATCATTTTCATTTCCTCTCGTAAAACGGTAATTCTTATTTTTATCGGCTTTAATAAAAATTTTCGGATTAGCCATTTCTGAAATTCTACTGCCTAAAGCCTCATCAATCTGCGAAATCTGTTCAAGTGATAATTCAGATGTTATGATAGTCGGCAATCCTTCATTGTATCTGTAATTGATAATCTTAAATGTAGCATTGACATCAGCTGTTGAGACAAAATCGCCCCTACGAGTTTTAAAAAAATCATCAATATAAAGGACCTCTGCTTGCTTGTAAGAGTTGATGAGGGCTTCATAAACTTCCGCATTATTTACAGCCTGTTTGATTTTTGTTATATCGTCCTGCCAGAGCATATACTTTGCAACTTTGCCTTTTTTGAGTAATGCTCCGACAATAGCCGTACATATATGTGTCTTTCCACAACCGGGCTGACCGCCGAAGAAGAACCAATCAGAGCATTTGTCAATGTACTCATATGCTTTATCTTTCACATATTTCTGCCAATCTGAGGTTGTCTTGTAACTTTCGAAAGTATATCGTTTAAGAAGTTTTTGAAGGCCGCTGTTCTGCATTCTGTGAAGTTCATCTCGAATTTTCATACAATCACATTTGCAAGCAACCACATCATATGTAACCTGCCCGAAAGGCGTTTCGCCTGCCTTTACACGGTAAATATAGCCTCGGTTCATACATTTCTCGCACTCATAGCCAATGAGCTTACCGGGTGTTGAGTTAAACACTTTTGCTTCTTGTTCGGCTCTTTCTCTCGGAGTGAGTTCTTTAGAAGACTTTCTCGCCCGTTGGATAATTTCCTCCGCTCGCTGTGGTGACATTATTCTTGACATTATCGCTTGGATTGAATCCATATCCTACACCTCCTCTGTCTTGGACCTTATTAAGCCATTTAGTAATGAACCCTTTAATGCCGGTTCTTGTTTTTCTCCTGCTCGGATTAGCTTCGAGCCACCCCAACATCGAACGCAATTGTTGTTCTACATCAACAGCAGGATACAAAATTTTGTAGTGCTGAACATCAGATTTTGAAACTGAATAATTACTCTTATCGTTCAAAGGTAATGTAATAAAAATATTTTCACCGGCGGTGTCGGCTGCATTTGCAGACGGCATCGCATAATAATTATTTATATTTACTTTACTTTCCTTTACTTTACTTTTCTTTGTGTCGTTCTCGGAGAGATTATGTTCATTCTCGGAGAGATTATGCTCATTTTCAGGTATAACTATATAAGCCTTTGTTTCTTCCGTTTTCAAAAGCCAATATAATCTATTTATTGTGCGACCTCGCACGGAGCGTTTTTCGATAGCGTACATATATCGTTCTTGCATCATTTTGTTGGTCAGTATGCTCTCCCTATCAAACAGCCCGTTATCAAACAGCCCAATTCGTAAGCAAAGCTTAACTACCTGATTTACCGTATCTGATTTAATTTCACCGCTCATTCGTTTCGCTATCGTGGCAGCACTGGTTTCTTCTCGCCACTCATAATAGTAACCATTTGTTGCATAAGCTTTGGTACAAATCCAAAAAAATACTCCAAAGCCGTCCCAACCCTGTGCATCAATAAGCACATCAAATCTCTCATCATCATCGAACAAGTGAACATCCCAAGCCGCAAAGTCAAGCCCTCGCTTTGGTTGTCCAGCCATTCACTGTATCACCTCTTTCTTTTTGTATTAAGTTTCAGCTTTGTACAAAGATATTCATCAAGCTCTATACCGTAGATTTTGTACTTATCAAACAGCTCTTTTTCGTGCCGATGTGCTTCATCGTGGTGCTTTCTGCAAAGGCATATAGCTTTTAATCCTATATGTACAATCTGTTCCCTATCTCGCCCCATACCAATTCTGTCAACATGATGAACTTCACCTGGTACATTGCATATTGCACACTTACGATTTTCAAGACAACTGTACAAGTATCTGCCTATATCATCTGTAACATTAAGCAGAGTATCTCTTGTTCCGATATTTTGGTAGAAACAAAAATCTATCAGATAGCTTATGAAATCTCTTGCTACGCTTTTTTCGCAATCAGACAGCGAAAAGTATTCAATGCCAAATTCACCGCAAAAATTAAACTTGAAATATTCTTTAATCCATTCGGGATTATCTCCGCACCAAAATGCTATATCTCTGATGATTGCGTATATTTTTCTTCGCTGTTCGGCAGAAATCGTGCGTCCGTCAACAATTCTGAGTTCAATTTCATGTACTTGTTTCTGTGCAAGTTCTCTGCCGATACGCTCATGCGGTCTTACTATTAAGTTATATCCGTCATAAGATACTATGTTCGCTGATGTAATCATACTAAGTCCTCGTGTTGGTGCATATAAACGAAGAAACTGTTATTACCCATATTTTGATACAACCATTCATCGCACTTTTCTTTGCTCAAATGTGTACGAAGAACTCTATCTTCGTACACATATTGACCTTTCAATCGTTTATCTTTTATTCGATTAAGTAATTCTGTTTTTGAGTAGTTAGCTTCTACAAGATACAAATCGTAGTTCTTAGCTGTTATATGAGCGATTTCCGATGTATCAGTTGCGTATATAACTTTATATATCCCCTGTTGAGTGTTGAAGTGTAACTTCCAGCCGATATTAGGAACATCATGCCGAAGTGGTACTGCTGAAAAAGTAATATTGCTGATTGAGTACCATTTATCCTGAGCGACTATGAAAGAATTGTATTGAAAGGAGGTATCACCTAATAAAAAAAGCTTTTTGCAAAGATAATTGGGGTAAATTATCCGAATACAAGGGTGTTCGGACAGCAGTCGCTTTAGAGTAGCAACATTACAATGGTCTCCGTGTTGATGAGTTAAAAAAACATATTTAACTCGGTCAACCACTTCACACTCAACAAGTTTGCTGAACGGCACTCCGCAGTCAATCAAGACCTGACCGTCAAGAAGAACTGCGTTGCCCTTAGAGCCTGTACTTATTATCTCAACATCAATCATCTCACTCTGCAAGATCATCGATTGAGAATGCTTCATCGGAATCAATCTGCTGTTCAGATGATTCCGGTAATGGGGCATCTGACGGTACATCTGCGTCATGAAACAGCTGAAACAA